TGTACAGCATTGTCTAGTAGAATTGCAGATATGCTTCAGTATTCTGACTTTAAAGAAGAATTTGTAAATCAAATAGGTAAATTTAATGTTGGTCTAATAGAAGAGATTAAGGATTTATACTTAAGTGATTTTGGAATNTTTATAGAAATAGTTCCAGACGAAGAAGAAAAAAGAATGTTAGANGCTAATATTCAAATGGCTCTTCAAAGAGATTCTATAAACTTAGAGGATGCTATTGATATTAGAGAAATAAGAAANATAAAATTAGCTAATCAAGTATTAAAGCTTAAACGTAAAGCTAAACAAGATNTAGACCAGCAACAAAAAGCAGCAGCTGCTGAACAACAGGGACAGATAAATATGCAGTCTCAACAAATGGCCGCGCAAACTNCAATGCAGAAAATACAGATGGAGACTCAAGCCACTATGCAAATAGAAGAGGCCAAGGCTCAATTCTCTNTTAAAAGAATGCAAGGTGAGGCAGCAATAAAAGCTGAGTTAATGAACTTAGAGTTTGATCTTAACATGAAATTAAAAGGTGTTGAGGTTGAAGGTTTAAAAACTAGAGAAACACAACGCGAAAAAGCCAAGTCAGAAAGAATAACTCAAGCTAATACAGAGCAATCAAAACTAATAGAGCAAAGAAAAAATAACTTACCGCCTGTTACTTTTGAATCTTCTGAAGATAGTTTAGATGGATTTGACCTAGCTCAATTCGAGCCAAGGTGATTTATTGGAATTAAATTTAAATTATATATATAACTTTGTAAAAAATCAAATCAAATGGAAATTAAAGTATCTGAAGTAAATCCTTTAGAATCAAAATCGGTTCAAGAAGTAGAGAGTCAACTTTTAGAAAAACATGAGCAACAATTAAATGCTGAAGAGTCAGTAGATAAAGAACCTGTTGAAGAAGTGTCACAAGCTGAAGAGGCTGAAGTTGGTCCAACTATAAAGGACGAAGACGTTCTTTCATATATTAACAATAGATATAATAAGGATATATCATCTGTAGATGATTTGTTTACTCAAAAAGAGATGAACGAAGAATTACCAGAAGATGTTTCTAAATATTTAAATTTTAAAAAAGAAACTGGTCGTGGATTTAATGACTTCGTAAAAGCTAATAGAGATTACGATAATTTAAACGAAGACCAAGTGTTAGCAGAGTATTATTCTTTAACAGAAACTGATTTAGATAATGATGACATTCATTATTTAATTGAAGATAAATTTTCATATGATGAGGATTTAGATGATGAAGGTGAGATTAAAAAGAAAAATATAGCTAAAAAAAGAGAACTTTCTAAGGCAAAAAAGTATCTTAATGATTTTAAAGAAAAATATAGTGTTCCTCTTGAGTCAAGTGGGAAAGCTGTTTCTGAAGAAATGAAAAAAGAACTTGATGCTTATAAAAGTTATATTCAAGAATCTAAGACAGTTCAAGAAGCTAATCTTAAAAAGAATGAGTATTTCGAGAAACGAACTAACGATGTTTTTAATTCTGAATTCAAAGGTTTTGAGTTCGAGATAGGAGATAAAAAGATAGGTTATTCTTATGGAGATGCACAGGAAATGAAGGCAAAACAAATGGATCTAAATAATTTCATAGGTAAATACCTAGGAGATGATGGATTGATTAAAGATGCTAAAGGTTGGCATAAAGCAATTAGTGCTGCGATGGATCCTGACCGCTTTGCAAAATATTTTTATGAGCAAGGTAAAGCCGATAGTGTTGGAGATATTTCTAAAAAAAGTAAAAACATCAACATGAAGATGAGAAGTACTCCGCAATCAATAGGCGACACAGGATTTAAAGCAAGACAGGTTGATACTGGAAGTGGAAAAGGTTTGAGAATAAGAAGTAAAAATAAATAAATAATTTTAAAAAACTAAAAAAATGGCAGTAGATGCAGTACCAGGGTTTGACTTACAGCCAAGCTCAGAACAAGTCTTATTACAGACAAATTATATTACTAACTTTGATTTCTTAAATCAGTATCTTCCAGATACTTATGAGAAAGAATTTGAACGTTATGGAAACAGAACAGTAGCATCATTCTTAAGAATGGTAGGCGCTGAAATGCCTTCTAACTCTGACCTTATCAAATGGGCAGAACAAGGAAGACTACACACGAAGTATACAAACGTAACTTCAGGAGCAGCGGCAGCAGCTGACACAGCAACATTAACAATTGGAGATGTTTTAGTACCAGGTTCTGGTTCTATCGCAATTCGTGTTGGACAAACAATTATGTTATCTGACAGCACAGCGGCTTCTACAAATAGCAACAAAGCTATTGTAACAGCAGTTGATACAGCGGCAGGTACAATTGATGTAGCTTACTATGCAGCTGGAGGTCAGACAATGGCAGCAGGAGTTGTATGTTCTTTATTTATCTATGGTTCTGAATTTCAGAAAGGATCTGTTGGTATGCAAGGACAGCTAGAAGCTGATGATTCTATTTTTGAAAATTCTCCAATTATCATTAAAGACCGTTACGCAGTATCAGGTTCTGACATGGCTCAAATTGGATGGATTGAAGTAACTACAGAAAACGGTGCAACTGGATTCTTGTGGTACATGAAATCAGAACACGAAACTCGTTTACGTTTTGAAGATTACCTAGAAACAGCAATGGTTGAAGCAGTTCCTGCTGAAGCAATGGTGGAGCAGCGGCAATCGTTGAAGGTGTAGCAACTGGAGTTGGTAACAAAGGTTCTGAAGGAATGTTTTATGTTATCGAAAACAGAGGAAATGTATGGTCAGGTGGAAACCCTGCTGCATTAGCAGATTTTGATGCTATTATCTCTCGTTTAGATAAGCAAGGTTCAATCGAAGAGAATGTTATTTTCTTAAACAGAGAATTTGGATTTGATATTGATGATATGTTAGCATCACAAAACTCTTACGGAGCAGGTGGTACTTCATATGGTCTTTTTGACAATGACAAAGAGATGGCTTTGAACTTAGGATTTACAGGATTCCGTAGAGGTTATGATTTCTACAAGACAGACTGGAAATACCTAAACGATCCGACAATGCGTGGAGATATCGTAGGTGGAGCAATTAATGGTGTTTTAGTACCAGCAGGTTCAACTACTGTATATGACCAAGTATTAGGAAAGAACGCAAAGCGTCCATTCTTACACGTTCGTTACAGAGCTTCAGAAACTGAAGACAGACGTTATAAAACTTGGATTACAGGTTCAGCTGGTGGAGCTGCTACATCGGATTTAGATGCGATGGAAGTAAACTTCTTATCAGAGAGAGCTTTATGTACTTTAGGTGCTAATAACTTCTTTATCTTTACAAACTAGAAGTAAATTATCAAAAGGGAGTGAATTAAAGTAGCTCCCTTTTTTTTATTATAAATTAAATCAAAATTAAATCAATATGGCATTAAAAAACAAACCAGTATTTGTAGACAAGGTTTACAAATTAACACAAAACAGAGCGCCCTTAAGCTACAGTATCCCTTCAAGAAACACAAAGAGAAGGTCATTACTATGGTTTGATGAGGAAACTGGAATAAATAAAGCATTACGTTACGCTAAAAATTCAAAAAGTATTTTTGAAGATGAGCAAGACAAGAATGTTATCTTAGAACCTATCGTCTTTGAAGATGGTATGTTGTTTGTATCAAAACAAAATCAGATATTACAAAAGTTTTTAGCTTATCATCCATCAAACGGACAGATGTTTGTAGAGGTTGACAAAGAAAAAGACGCAAGTGAAGATGTAGAATCTTTAGATTTAGCTTTAGAGTCTCAGCTTATAGCAAAAGATTTAGGTATTGAAATGCTTGAAACTATAGCTAGAGTTGTAATAGGATTAAGAGTTGAGAATTTAACTTCTTCTGAATTAAAAAGAGATGTTAGACTATTTGCTAAGAGATATCCAAATGACTTTATGGAGGCTATGAATGATCCTTTATTAAAGCTTCAAAACAAATGTGCTAATTTCTTTAGTGAAAATCTTTTAACATTAAAAAACAAAAAAGATGTTTACTATAATCTAAAAGGAAACAAGAAGAAACTACTTACTGTTCCTTATGGTGAAGACCCATTATTTATACTAGCATCATTTTTACAGAGTGATGAAGGGTTAGAAGTTTTAAAAATATTAGATTCTAAAATGAAATAATAACTATACAAAAGAGGCTTCAAAATATGAAGCCTCTTTTTTTTGTATCTTTGTGAAAATAAGTTTATAAATGGCATCAATAATAAATACAGTAAGAGCTACTGTTCTTTCAATTGCAAACAAAAATAATTATGGGTATATAACTCCTAATGATTTTAATTTATATGCAAAGCAAGCTCAATTAGATATATTTGAAGATTATTTTTATCAGTATAACAGTTGGATTGTAAAGCAAAATGCAAGAGTATCTGGAAGTGATTATGCTGATATTATAAAAGGGTTAGTGGAAGTAATAGATAGTTTTTCTTCTACTAAAGGACTAATTAACACAGGTATAAACTTATTTGATTTACCTGATGATTACTATTTAATAGATAAAATTAATTACTATCCAAACCTTACAGCTACAGGTACTTTAACTTTTGGTTCAACAGGAAACACATTAATAGATTCAGCAGCAAATTTTGTTACTGGAGGTCAGGTAGTGGCAGGTCAGTTAATAGTAAACACTACAGGAGGAGGAATATATTCTGGAGGAAGCGCATTTGTTGTAAGTGTAGATAGCGAAACTCAATTAACAATATCGACTAATGATTTTTTTACAGGAACTTTTGAAGGCACATCTTATTCAATTTTAAGTACAAAAGGAATAACAGAAATAGAGAGAGTATCTCAAAACAAAATATTTTATTTAAATTCTTCACCACTTACTACTCCAGGGCTTTCATTCCCTGCGTATGTTTTAGGAGGGGCAAACAATGTTAATACAGGCAATACAATTACAGTTTATCCTGAATCTATTGTTACAGCAGGAACAGTTGTTTCTCAGTATATTAGATATCCTAAAGACCCTAATTGGACGTATGCTACATTAACAGCAGGAGAACCTTTGTTTGATGAGTCAGCACTTGATTATCAGGACTTTGAGTTACCTTTATCAGATCAAGTTAATCTTATAAACAAAATATTGCAATACGCAGGTATGTCAATACGAGAAATATCACTAACTCAATTTGGTCAAGCACAGGAACAGATGGATGATACCCAACAATCACCCAATCTAACATCATAAGATATGGCATATATAACAGATTATCAGTACTACGAAAATAACGGAAACCAACCCGAAGATGCTAATTGGGGTTCGTATCAATACATATCTTTAAATGATATAGTAAATAACTTTATGGTTATGTATGTTGGAAACGACAAACTAATTAATAATGTTGAGAGGTATAACATT